TGCTGTAGACGCCATCCAACTGCCGGCGCGACTGAGTGTCCCAATGGTCCAGTCCGGGTACGTGGCTGGCGTTGCCCTCGGTCATGGCCGTTGGTTAGAGGATTTTACGCCTCCGACGGATGCCGAACGTGACACATCTGAACAGGTCGCCCCATGACACAGCCGCATGAACTCGCCAGGGCCATCGCCGCGTTGATCAATTCAAGCCCACGCTCGCCGTCACTGGCGGAAATCGAGGCGCTGATCCAGACGCACCGCGATACTGAAGCCGCGCCGCTGTTTCATGCCGCCGCCGGGCTTGACGTGACGAACGATTCCGGCAATGCCGGCGACGGCATGATCTGGCGTTTCGTCGATGGAACGCAGACACTCTTTGCCGGGGTTTTCGACGCGGGCGGGGTGGGTGGTGTCAGCCCGGTTAACCCACCGATGGTTGCCGTTCACATAGCCCCCGATGGGAGCATGTGGCAACGCGAGGGGACGATATCCTGTGTCGACCTCGAAATGATGGACGTTAAATTTACGCCTCCATTCCAAGTCGACCGTATCGATCCCGCCAACTTGGTCGCCGTTCTCGGCAAAGCGCCGGATGGCCGCGACGCGTATTGGGCAGGGCCGCCGTCAACCACATTTGAAGGGCGCGATGCCACGATACTGCATGCCGATCCGTTTGTGCTTATCTCATTGCCAAGGGAAGATGCCGTGCCCGTCAGCAACGCCAGCAACGGTGCTTGCATCCAGCCCAACCGGCTCTTCGTTCGCTGGTATGACGATGAAACGGATTGCGTTCGTCTTGAGCTCGTTCCGAGCTGGGGCATGGCGCAAGCGCTCGCGCCGGAGAAATACGCCGCGTTGATGCAAGCGCGGCGCACAGGAGAGGTCAACGCATGACACAGCCGCTAATGGAATATCTGCCCCCCATTCAGCAGCCCCCAGCCCCGGCCCAAGGCGCGGGCAAATACACCGGCGCTATCGCGCAAGGCTATGACGCCAAGCGGGAACAGACCCCGAAATGGATCATTGAGCAGCGCATCATCGAAGGCATGCTCGCCGACCTGCCCGGCGGGGTGGATGAGGAAAACCAGCCACGCCCTATCACGCGCACCATCGTGCTGGATTGCCCGGTCGGCACCGGGCGGTTCCTGCCGTATTACGTCGAAAAGGGCTTCTATATCCTGGGCATGGATATCAGCCTGGACATGCTGAAACAGGCCGCCGCCAAGGTGGAGCCGCTTGTGGCCAGGGCGATGGGAGAATTGCGCCAGGGCGATGTCCGTGCCACCGGGCTGCCGGACAAGAGCGTCGATGTGGCTGTGAATTGCCGGATCACCCGCTGGCTCAGCCCGAATGACTGCCAGCAGATGCTGCGCGAGATGCAGCGCGTGGCAAGGCAGCGCATCATCTGGACAGCGCGGGTGGCCAACCATACGCATGCGCGATCGGTTGAACTATTCGAGGCGGTGCTGGACGGTTGGAAGATCACCCGCAACGAGACTGGGGTCGATCTGGATTACCGCATTCTGATGGCGGAGCCGGGATGAGAGAAGCCACACCAGAGAGCTATTGGAATATTCGTTTCACCGAGGATGAATGGCGGGATGCCACTAATGCGGCGGCGAAGCTTTTGACCGCGCTTGGACTCCAGCGGTCTGGCTGTTGTGAGAAATGCGACCCACCGCGCATCCTTTCGCCTAACTACGCTATGAAATACGAATTGGCGAAGATGCTATTCAGGGCGGAATCGGCATGACCCTCACCGTGGCCGCCTACTGGTGGACTAGCCCGCCCCGCACCGTCGGCGCGCAATATCACCAATACACGCCCGACGATGTTCGCCTTCTGCAACGGCAGGTGGCGCGCAGCCTGAAACAGCCGCATGAATTCGTGGCGATCACCTCCCGCCCGGAGCTGTTCGCCGATGATGCCGATATCCGCGCGGTGCCGCTCGATCTGACCACACATGTGGTCGGTACCTGCTACGCCAAGCTGATGACCTTCAGCCCGGCGATGCGCGAGCTCGTCGGCGCGCGCGTGCTGCAACTCGACCTGGACACCGTGATCGTTGGCGAACTGGACGCGCTGGTTGACCGCGACGAGGATCTGGTGATGTGGCGCAATCCCACGCGCATCCCCTGGGACAAGCCAGCCAAGACTGGGCGGCCGTATTACAATACCTCGATGCTACTGCATCGGACGGGCACCAAGACGGAACTGTGGGAGAGGTTCAACCCCATGGACCCGAAATACCGCGACGACCAATGGTTGCTCTCGGACAAGCTCGGGCCGGACATGCCGTATTGGGATGGCTCGCATGGCGTCTACCGGCTGGCGCGGGAGGATACGCCTGGAAGCGGCGTTAGCGGCAGGTTGCCGGACAATGCGCGGGTGGTGACCTTTCCGGGGTCCGAAGGGAAGCCTTGGGATGCCGCGATCGCCGCCGCTAATCCGTGGGTCGCGGAGTTCCGTCGGTGAGCGATAGCTTTCTCGGCGACCTCCACGAAGCCATGGCGCTGGTGCCCTGCGTTCCCCGCGTGCGCTTCGAATGTGCGCTTGGCGAAGGCGCCGACACTTGGCTGCGCAAGAAACACGATGGCGGCGCGGTGCATGAACCGGCGACGCTCGCCGCGTTCATCGCCATCTCCCGGCGTTTCAACAGCCGCCGCATTTTCGATCTTGGTGCACTCTATGGGTATTTCACGCTGTTCGCCCTGCAAGCCTTCGAGAATGCCGAGGTCACGGCATTCGACATGCATCCGGGGATCGTCGCTCCCTTGCGCGCCAATGTGGAGCCTTGGGCCAAATGCGTTCAGTGCGCGATCTCGGATGAGACGCGAGAGAATGTGCGCGTCTGGCTTTCCGGGTTCAACATCTTCGAGGAACCGGATGGCGGATGGGAGAAATTGGAGACCGCGCCCGGCGCGATGAAGCAGCGCGGCGAGGACAATCGCGGGCGCGGGTGGGCCAAGATCGATTTCATCACGCTGGATGATTACTGCCAGAACAATCCGACGCCGGACCTAATCAAGATCGACGTCGAGGGCTATCAGGCCAAGGCCATCGCCGGCGCGATGCGGACCATACAAAGCCATCGCCCGGCGATCGTCATCGAACTGCACGATCCGGAAAAGCTGGAACGCTTCGGCACGACCAACGCGCTGACCGTGCATCCGCTGTTCGACGCCGGTTATGACGCCTATTGGTGCGGTGATCACCGTTCGCCGGATGCACGCTTCGAGCGGGTGGATGCGATGGACGCGCGGCATGAGAAACTGTCGCTGATGGTGTTCGCGCCTGCCAAGCTGCCGCCGCCGATGGTGGTTGCGGATAAATTCCGTGGAGACGTGTGCCTTGGCGGGGTTCGGTTCGGGATATGATTGACGACTTAGGAAAGCTTCAGCAAGCGGCCGACGCAGCCAGAACGAGGTCTCGCGGCGCCGATCGCATCACGATCGCGGTGTCGTCGTTATGCTTCGAAATATACGGCAACCATGGCAATGTCTTCGTAGAGCGCAGGGTCACCTTCACCGATCAGAGGCTGTCCCAGCTAAACCCGGTGATGACGGCGGTGTATGAGATCGCAGACAAGTTGGGGCTACCGACGGCATGAACTGGCTCGATGTCGCGGGCGCGCCCGGCTCCGGCAAGTCCACCCTGTGCTATCCGCTATGGGGCGACAAGTCGGTGGGCTGGGATGGACTGCCGCCTCCCGCATCATGGCGCATCTTCATCGACGAGATCACCGCGCTGTGCGGTGTCGTCGAGGATCATCCCAGCTTCCAAGCCGTGCTCCGCATGAACGACCGGTCGGCTAAGAAGATGGCCACAGTTTCGCGCATGGAGCATCTGGGCACATTCATTCAGACCGGGTTCGTGCAGCGCATCCTTGGCTTCGGCTGGCGGCTGCACCATCTGGGCCGCGACATCAACCTGATCCGGCGTTCATTGTGGCTGATGCCGGTATCTCTCGGCGTTGTGTTCCTTGATGCCGATCTGGAAACCATCCTGCAGCGCAATCGCGACCGGGAGAAAAACCCGGAGACAGCACACGAAAATCGCAGTTTCCAAGTGCCGCACATGCTGCCGGCCATCGATATCGCCAAAGAGGTGCTGCGTGAACGAGGCGTCCCCGTCCTTGAACTCGACGTCCAGCACCAGCCCATCGACGCCGCCCGAGCTCAGCTTGTCGCTTTTGCCCACGCTCAGCCTGGTGACGCCGCGACGCTGGGACCTGGCCGTGAAATGGCGACTGTTCAAACACCTCCGCCATGGTGGTAATGATCCCGATGCCGAGCGCGTCTATCGGTGGCATATCGACAAGCGCTCCGGCGCGCGGATGGTGGCCGGGTTGCCGACGGATCGTTGGAAACTCTCGTTGGATGATTACGTCGCCAGCGCGAAAGCGCTCTTCGAAATGATGCGCGACGATGGTTTCCATCCGAATGGAGCTGTCCCCGTCGACCCATATGGCGAACTGCTCCAGGGCAGCCATCGTGTCGCCTGCGCGCTGGCGCTCGGCATCGAGACCATCCCGGTGATCCACGAGCAGCGCCGCGTCTGGGCGCCTGCATGGGGTTACGATTGGTTCATGGCGAACGACATGCCGCACGACGACCTCGCCCGGCTGTGCGCGGATTGGCAGAAGATAGGCGTCCCGGCATGAGGATGCAGATTTTGGCTTTTTTATTCACCGGGATAGCTCTTGTATTCATTGGGACTGGCGTGACAGTCAACGGAAGGAGCCGCGTTATTGTCGTTCTCGGGTGGCTCACCCTCGCAGTCGCGCTTTTGAGCTTCTACATGACTGTCGCGTTCATTGAATGCGACGTTCGGAATGCATGTCGATTGTTTGGAAGCGAATGACATCGCAAATTTTGGCTTACGTGAGCATTGTCGCGGCCATCGTTTCGATATGTCTCGCTATTTCAGCGCTGCGAACGTCATCCCGCTCCACCCAGAACGCCGAGCGGGCTGCACGCAGTGCCGCCGAGGCACTATCGAAGTTTGAGCGCAGCCACCCTCGCTGATCTTCAGGCGCTTGAGCGTCTGATTGGAGCGCTGCCGGCCGAGCAAATGGCGGCGCTGACGCAAATGCCGGAAGTTCAGGCGCGGCTTGGCCAATGGCGGCCAAACCCTGGGGCGCAGGAGCAGGCATACTATTCCAAGGCCGACGTGCTGCTGTATGGCGGACAGCCAGGTGGCGGAAAAAGTCAGCTTATCCTCGGACTTGCCTTCAATGAGCACAAGCGCACGCTGATCATGCGCCGCGAATATGGTGGGCTCGACCGGCTCATCGACGACGCGCTGAAAATCCATGGCAGCCGCGACGGGTTCAACGGCTCGCCGCCGCCGCGTCTGAAAATCTCGAAGGATCAGGTGATCTACTTCCGCGCCGCGCACCGCGTCGGCGACGAGCAGGGCACCATGGGCCAGGGGCGCGACCTGCTGGCCATCGATGAGGCAACGCAGTTCGCCGAAAGCCAGGTCCGTTTCATGATGGGCTGGGTGCGCACCGAGGAGAAGGGCCAGCGCACACGAACCGTGCTCGCCACCAACCCGCCGCTGCAAGCCGAGGGGCTGTGGGTGGTGAAGATGTTCGCGCCATGGCTGGATGAGCGTTACGGCCGCCCCGCGATGCCCGGCGAATTGCGCTGGGTCATCTCGGACGACGAGGGCAACGATCTCTGGGTGGATGGCCCCGATGATGTTCGCGAGGTGCTCGGCAAAATCCGCGCGCCGACATCGCGGACCTATATCCCGGCGTCCACCAAGGACAACCCGTATTACATCGACAGCGATTATGAGCGGCAACTCGACGCCATGTCCGAGCCATGGCGCTCGCTGCTCATGGGCGGCTTCAAGACCCAGTTTCGCGACGCCGACAGCCAACTGATCCCGACAGCCTGGATCAAGGCGGCGCAGGCGCGCTGGAAGCCGGACGGCTGGAAAGACTACGAGATGACCGCCATGGCGCTCGATCCCGCTGGCGGCGGTGGCGACGCGGGTGTCCTGGCATGGCGGCATGGCGGCTGGTACGCGCCGCTCGTGTCGATCAAGGCCGATGCGGCAAAGCCCGATGAAGACGCGAACGCAGCATCGGAGCGATCAATGCGCCGCGCTTCGGAAATGGCGGCCGGTGTCGTCATCCATCGCCGGGCCAACGCGCCGATTGTCGTCGACATGGGCGGCGGTTATGGCGGTGACGTCACGGCGCGGCTGAAGGAAAACGGCGTCGCTTATCAGGCGTTCAACGGCGCGAACAAATCCACCGCGATTGCCGCCGATGGCATCCGCTTCGTCAACGCCCGCGCCGAGGCCTGGTGGCGGTTTCGCGGTGAGTTGAACCCGGATCGCGAAGGCGGTTCGGTGATCGCTCTGCCGGATGACCCCGAACTGCTCGCCGATCTGGCAACGCCAACATTCGAGGTCAAGACCGCCGGCATCCAGCTCGAACCTAAGGACGAGATCAAGAAACGGTTGGGCCGCTCGCCGGACAAGGGTGATGCGGTGGTGATGTGCCTTGCCCCCGGCAATCGGGCGGTGAAGCGACAAATCACGACGGGCCGTTCCGCCCCGCAAGTCAAACTCGCTTACGCCAACGCCAAGCGAGCCTATCAACCTACGCCACGAAGGAGATCATGATGGCTGGTATGTTCGGCAAGGCCTCGCCACCTCCGGAAGCGCCCAAACCCGTGCGCATGCCCAATATTACCGATCCCAGCGTCGTTAAAGCGGGCGAGCGCACGCGGCAGGCGGCGCTGACGCGGCAGGGCCGGCTTTCCACCATCCTCACCGACCAGACCAAGGCGGTGAGCGGCTCTCCCGGCCAGAAGCTAGGAGCCTAAACAGCCAATGGCGATGGACAGCCGCGCGCGCGAGGTGATCCGCATCGGCGATGCGGCATTCGCCAAGAAGGCGCAGATCGACAGCCTGCATCAGGAGATCGCGCTCAATTTCTATCCCGAGCGGGCCGATTTCACCACCAAGCGCAATGAGGGCGAGGAGTTCGCCGATCACCTGTTCTCGTCCTATCCGGTGCTGGCGCGGCGCGAGCTGGGCAATATGCTGGGCGAGTTCCTGCGCCCCGGCAAATTCATGGCCATCCATGTCGATGACGAGGATCTGGACGAGGCCGACGCCGAACGCGCGTTCCTGGAGCACCTGACGGACATCCAATGGCGGGCGATGAGCGATCCCGCCGCCAAGTTGGTGACGGCAACCGGGCAGACCGATCACGACTTTGCCACCTTCGGCAATGGCGTGCTCAAATTCGGTACGAACATCGCCGCCGATGGTCTGCTGCTGACCAACTACCACCTGCGCGACAATGCCTGGAGCAGCAACGCCGAAGGCACGATCGACGTCGACCACCGCAATTGGAACCCCACGGCGCGTCAGCTCAAGCGTCTTTTCCGCGACAAGATCAGTGCCGAGGTGGTGAAGGCTTGCGAGAAGGACCCAGAGAAAACGTTCCTGTGCCGCCATGTGGTGCTGCCATCGCGGCTCTACGACTATAAATCCAAGAACGGCCGGCAATTCCCGTTCGTCTCACTCTATGTGGAACGCGAATCCGAAACCGTGCTGGAAGAAACCGGGATCAACTATTTCCCCTATGTGATCCCGCGCTGGCAGATGGTTTCCGGCTCCGATTACGGGGTGTCGATGGCGACAGCCATTTTGCTGCCGGATGGGCGCACCTTGCAGGTGGTGATGCGCACCACGCGCGAGGCTGGCGAGAACTATGTCAACCCGCCGATGGTGGCCGTAACTGACGCCATCCGTGGCGATATCGCGCTTTACCCAGGCGGTGTCACCACGGCCGACATGGACTATGACGAGAAGCTCGGCGAAGTTCTTCGCCCTGTTTACAAGGATCGCGGCGGCTTCCCGATTGCCCGCGAGATCACAGAGTCGCTGAAGGAAGACATCCGCAAAGGTTTCTTCCTCGATAAGATCCAGTTGCCGGAGACCAACTTTCAGATGACCGCGACGCAGATACGTCGCATCATCCAGGAGCATATCCGCGCGGCGGCCCCAATCTCCAAGCCGATCCAGCAGGATTACAACTATCCGCTGTGCGACGGCATTTTTCAGGTGCTGCTCGAAGGCGGCGCGTTTCCGATGCAGGAGATGCCGGATTCGCTCCGTGGCCGTGACATCAAGTTCAAATTCCGCTCCCCGCTCGATGAACTGGCCGAGCAGAACGAGGCCGACATCTATGTCGACGTTCGCGACCGCATCTACATGCCGGCTTTGCAGCAGGACCCCGCGATTGCCGCGACCGCGAATTTCGCCAAGGCGACACGCGACGCGATGCGCTCCGCCGGCTGGAAGCAGGATTGGTTCGCGCCGGAGGAAGCCGTCGAACAGCAGCGCGCGGCGCAAGCCCAGCAGCAGCAGGCCGAGCAGGCAATGCAACAGATTGCCGCTGGCGGCCAGGTCGCCGAGCAGGCGGGCAAGGGCATCAGTGCGCTGGCCACGGCCGGGGTGGATGCCGGCGCGGCGGTCGGCGGGCAGCAGGCGGCATGACGACTGAGCGCCCGGTGAAAAAGCAGCCCGCGCGGCGCGTCCGCGAGCCCTGGCACCCGCCCACCTATGAGAAAGCCGACATCCGCGCCATCCAGTCCATCGCCGGCTATGCTCAGACCGGCGAGAACCCGCCATCGCCGAATGAGTGCAGACAGGCGCTGGATTGGATCATCAACAATGCGGCCGCCACCTATGACGAGCCTTTCCGGCCCGGCAGTTCCGACGCCGTGGCCTACATGCTCGGCCGCCGCAGCGTTGGGCTAGCGATCGTCAAGCTGATGAAATTGAAACCGGCGCTGTTCGACAAATGAGAGCTGCGTGCTGGTGGCATCGAACAGATGAACAGGCCGAGGCGCATGCACGTCAGTGCTTCACATCGGCCTATGACTCGCTTCCGGCCCCGCTTCGCCTGGCTTTGCGGGAATGCGACTGGGATATCCACATCCTTCAGCGCTTTCCGCCGGATATGGATTGCACGGCCCTGATCGCCCGTATCCGCGCCATACGCAGCGAGGCGGACGCGCTCGCATTCAACCAGCAATTCGCTCAATGGAGAGGATGATGACCATGGCCGGAGCTTACGGCAGCATGCCCGACGAAAAGAAGATGATGGCCGAGAACGATCTGCACACGCTGATCGAGTCCGAGAAGATCAAGAAGGACGCCGCCCGGTTTTCGGCGGCGAAGAAATGCGCCAAGGAAAAGATGGCCGCGATGGCTGCCATCGTCCCGGAGAAGGGTGAGAAATGATCATGGCGGATAATGGTGGTTCGCGTTTTTCCGCCGACGACCTTGCGCCGTTCGCGGATGACAATGGCGGTGACAAGGGCGGTGTTAAAGGCGATGCGCCCGCAACGGCTGCGGCCGAGGCAAAGCCCGTTGTGATTGATGCCAAGGCCCCTCCGGCGGCTGCCGCGACCGATGCGCCGGCCGATGGCGATCCCGCCAAAAAGGTGGCTGGCAAACAGACCATCGCCACCGGGGCCGACACCGAGACCGAGAAGAAGGCCGACCCCGAGCCGGCCAAGCCTTATTGGCCCGCCGATTGGCGCGAGAAGCTTGCCGAGCACACGGCTGCCGGCGACAAAAAGATATACGCCAAGGAATTGAGGCGCCTGGAGCGCATCGCCGATCCGGCCGGCGTCTACGGCATGTACCGCGAGGCCGAGGGCAAACTGACCGGCGGCGGGCTGATCAAGGCGCCGGGCAAGGACGCCAAGCCGGAAGAGATCGCCGAGTTTCACAAGGCGCTCGGCGTGCCGGAAAAGCCGGAAGATTATTTTCAGCATGTCAAGCTGGAGAACGGCGCGGTGATCGGCGCGGCCGATAAGCCGCTGGTCGATGGGTTCGCCGCCGCCGCACATAAAGCCGGCGCCACCCCTGCCGTCGTCAACGCCACGTTGAACTGGTACTACCAGAACCAGGAAGATCAGGCCGCCGCGATGGACGAGGCGGATGATAGTTTTCGCCGCGAGTCCGAGCGCGTGCTGAAAGACGAACTGGGCGCGACCTTCAAGCGCAAGACCAACGCGATTGCCCCGCTGTTCGCACCCGCGCCCGGCGGCGCCGACATCGCCAATGCAGGCGGGCTTTATGCGCGGTTAATGGGCGGGCGTATGGCCGATGGCCGGATCATCGGCAACGATCCCGACATGGTGCGGTTTCTGGTCGGTCTGGCTACCGAGATCAACCCGGCCGCGACCATCACCGAGGATGGCAACCAGTCCGGCATGTCGGTCGACGCCGAGATCAAGGCCATCCAGAAGGATATGCGAGACGACCGCCCGGCCTATTTCAAGGACGAGGCGAAACAAGCGCGCTATCGCGAATTGCTGACCGCGCGCGACAAGATTCAGGCGAGAGCCCGATAAGCGAGCGTTTATCGCCCGCTTCCGACAGCCAGACGCGGACAACCCGGTGAATAGCCGGCGCCGCATAGGCCGTCACCCACAGGCGACTTTCACATTCGCGAAAGCGCTGACCCACCGTCACTAACGCGCTTCTGGATACGCAAACGGCGCTCGCCTCACGGCGGGATAACCCGTGACCGCATCGCAAGGAGACAACCGGAACGGACGGCATCTTCCACCAATTCGGAGATGCCTCAATGGCAGAAAGTGCGCCCCAAACTCAATACCGGCAAGAGCTGGTCGGGGCCTTTGAAGAAGGCATGTCGTGGCTTCGGCAGACGACAGTAACGGAATCGGTCATCAAAGGTAATCAGGCGGTGTTCCTGGTCGCCGGCTCTGGTGGCGCCGCAGCCGTTACGCGTGGCATCAACGGCTTGATCCCGCGCCGCGCCGACAGCAACACTCAGACGACCGCGACACTCGTGGAATGGCATGACCTGGTCGCCAAAACCAGCTGGAATATCTTCCAGTCGCAGGGCAACCAGCGTCAGCTGATGCAGGAAACGGTAAAAAAGGTGCTCAACCGCCGTTTCGATGCTGACATCATCGAGCAGGTCGACACCGCGACCGCGAACCTTGGCGCGGCATCGACCATGTCGCTGAGCGCCGTGGCGAAAGCGTCGGTTACTCTTGGCGAGAACGAAGTTCCCGTCGAGGAGCAGGACAAGATGTGGGCGCTCGCCACTCCGGCGGTGCGCGGCTACATCATGCAGATCCCCGAAGCCACCAAGATCGATTACGTGGACATGAAGATGCTGGTTGGTCCCATCCGCCGCGTGATGCGCTGGGCTGGATTCAACTGGATCTTCCACCCAAATCTGACCGGCGTCGGGACCGCCTCGGAGAAGTGCTATTTCTACCATCGCGACGCGGTGGGCAGCGCTTTCGACAGCGGCGAAGGTCTCAAGACGGCGATCGGTTACAACGAGGAGCAGGATTATTCCTATTCCCGCGCATCGTCCTTCACCGGCGCCAAGCTCCTTCAACAGTCCGGCATCGTGCAGTTCCTGCATGACGCCTCGGCCATTTAAGGAGGGCTGAAACATGGCTGACTATAATTCCGCGAAGTTCAATCTCCAGGGCCAGTCCATCGCTGGACGCCGTGAGTTTGTCTACGAGGATACCGGACCGCTCAGCGATGCGGTCGCCTCCGGCTTCGTCACTGACGGCTATAAGAAGGGCGCGCGGGCCAACGACTTCGTGAAGTATCTCGATACGTCGCGCGGCATTTGGTACGGACTGCGCGTCTCCAATGTCACCGACACCGGCTCCACCCAGCTTACGCTCGATGGCGCGGTGATCATCGGCGACACTTCGTAATCGCAATAACGGGGCGGCTTCAGCAGCGGGGCCGCCCCGCTTTCCCATCACCGTTCACAAGGAAACCCTATGGCCGATGTTGTAACGCCTCCCAAGCCGGGCAAAGTGGTCGCGCCCGTCCTCGCTGGAGCGGTTCAGACGCTTCGGGAAGTCAAACCAAAGACCTTCCCACCATCCAGCCTCAAGCCGCTTGGCTACGGCGATACGGAAATCTTGACGTTGGCCGTTCCCGCCAGCTGGACGTTGGCGGATGTCATGAGCCCCGGTAGCTGGTCATCGATCGCGAGCATGATCGCCGCCAATTCGACCAAGACGCAAATCGACCGCGTCAATTCGTTGGTCTACGTCACCACGCTCGATAATAGCTTCATGGCCTGGCTGCTGATTACAGGCATCGTGCGCAATAATATGGCCAACCCGTGCGGTGTGAACCTGATCTGTGTCGGCCCCAGCGTCGATCTCGCCACGGGCAAGCCTTGCCCGATCAATTTAAAAACGGGGTTGCCGTGGGTCGACCCGGTGACGCCGCCGCAAACCGCTTAACCGAGAGGCATAGCCGTGGCGACCAAGCTCAGATTGTTCAACGGCGCGCTGGTTGAAATCGGCCACCGGCGGCTTGCCGACACCGGCGAGGCCGTCGAACAGGGCCGGGAGCTGGTCGCGGTCTACGACCAGGTGGTGGCCGAATGCCTTGCCGAGGGCTCCTGGAATTTTGCCATGGAGACCATCCAGGCCGATGCCGACACTGGCGTTACCCCGGAATTCGGCTACCCGGAGGTGTTCGCCAAGCCGTCCGACTGGGTGCGCACCTATGCCGTCAGCGGGGATGAGAATTTCTCCTGCCCGCTCTTGAATTATTACGACGACGCTAATTTCTGGTCGGCGGATTCAACGCCGATCTATGTGCGCTATGTGTCCAACGATACCGGCCTCGGCCTGGAGCTGACGCGCTGGCCGCCTGCATTCACGCGCTATGTCGAATTGGAATTGGCGGCGCGGGTCTGTCTGAAGCTGACGCAAAGCGCCACGCTCAAGGCCGATATCGAGAAAATGCGCGACCGCGCCCGTAAAAGCGCCAAAAATCAGGACAGCATGAATGAGTCCCAACCCAAATTCCCGCCGCCGGGATCGTGGACGCTGTCGCGCGGCGGGCGGTCGGGCGGCGACCGTGGCTCGCGCAGCCGTTTGATCGGGTAACGCCAGATGGCCCGTGTCAATCAGCCGTTCATCAGCTTCAATCGCGGATTGGTCTCCCCCAAAGCGCTGGCCCGCGTCGATCTGGAGCGGACCAAGCTGTCGGCCGAGGTGTTCACCAACTGGATACCCAAGACCCAAGGAGCGATGACTATCCGGCCGGGGACGAAATATTTTGGCTCCAGTCTGAATGACACCGGGGCCGAATATCTCGAATTCGTCGCCGCGACCGACGATGTTGCGCTCGTCGAGTTGACGCATCAGAACATGCGCATCTGGCTGGGCGATGACGCCCATGAACTGGCGCTGCTCGGCCGCCCGCTGGTTGCCACCACGGTAAGCTTTTCCGATACCGGCTGGGATAATTCATCGACGGGCGGCGCCGTTGCTACGACCGCGACCGATCTGATTCCAGCGATGACTGGCGCGACTACCAATGGCATCACCATCTCGGCTTCCTCGGAGCAGGCATCGCTGAGCCGGCAAGCCTGGCGAGCCGGGGACAACTTAAACACCACGGAATGGGAAGACACCGGGGCCAATTTTATCGAGGGCGTCAGCTCATTGCCATCGTGGTGGATGGTGAATTTCGGCTCCGGCAACACCAAGGCTGTGTCGTCCTATTCGATCCGCGCATACGAGAATTCCGGCCTTCTTGCCAACGCGCCGTCCGCATGGACGCTGCAATCGAATGATGTCGACACCGGCGCCGGCTGGACGACGGTCGATTCCCGGTCAAGCCAGACTGGGTGGGCGGCCAGCGAAAAGCGCACATTCGAACGCCTCGACGCAGATACCGGCACGATCGAGGCGTTTCGCTATTGGCGGGTCAATGTCACCACCGTCAACGGCAGCCTCTCGGTGGTCATCGCCGAAATCGAGATGTTCGACGCGGCAACTGCTCAACAGGCTAAGTTTTCCAACGGCGCGCTGACTCTCAATCCCACCTCGATCGGCGGACTCGCCAAGGCGACTCGGCGGGTGCAGGTCGACACTGGCGATGTCGATGTCGAACATGGGTTGGTCTTGGCCGTTAGCCGAGGCCCGGTCACGCTGCGTTGCGGCTCGACATCCGGCGATGACGATTATATTTCCGAGGCATCGCTCGGGACCGGCTATCACAACCTTGCCGTTACCCCGGCCGATGATTTCTATATCACGATCCAAAGCGACGCCCAGGTCGACCGCATCGTCTCATCGATCAGCATTGGTGACAGCGGTACGGTGGAAATCACCGCGCCCTGGGGGGCGAACGACCTCGGCAACATCCGTTACGATCAGTCCGCCGACGTGGTCTATGTCGATTGCGATGGCGTCAGGCCATCCAAGATCGAACGGCGCGGCACGGGCCGTTCATGGTCCGTCGTGGACTATGCGCCCAATAACGGACCGTTCTTGCCTTCGCCATCGTCATCGGCGAAAATGTCGGTGTCGCATTTCTTCGGCAACACCACGCTGAATTCCGATGTGCCGTTTTTCAATGCGGGTCATGTCGGCGCGCTCGTGCGGGCGTTCCATGATGGCCAGAGCGGCCAGTGGCTGCTGGGGGCCGCCGGCGCACATACGGACGCCATCAAGGTCACGGGTATTTCCGACACGGGGACGCCTGGAGCAGATAGCGAACGGCGCATTGTGTTCGCCGTGTCCGGCACATGGGCTGGGCGGATAACCATCAAGCGCTCAATTGATGGTGATGATCTGGGTTTCAAAACGATCCCGGCTTCGTTCACCAGCCCCAGCGATACCGGCACCTTCACCAAGACCATTGATGACCCGGACGATAACCTAGAGGTTTGGTATCGCGCCGAACTCGCCGACACGGGAACGGGAAGCAACGGGTACACGTCTGGTGTGGCCGTCGTCACGGCAACTTACGGCGGCGGAGGCATCACCGGCATCGGCCGCATCACCGGCTATAACACCAACACCGATGTCGATATCGAGGTGCTCTCCCGCTTCTCCGACACTGGGTCTTCCGACAACTGGCAGCAAGGCTACTGGTCGGACGCGCGCAGCTTCCCCAGCGCCGTGGCGCTGCATGGCGGGCGTCTCGCCCATGCCAATGGCGGCAGCGTGTTTCTGTCGGTCGCCGATGATTACGAGAATTTCGACGACGACACCATCGGCGACGCCGCGCCGATCATCCGCACGCTTGGTTCCGGTCCGGTCGACAAGATTCGCTATCTGCTGTCGCTGTTGCGGCTGATCGTGGGTACGGCGGGCGCCGAACTTACCATGCGCTCATCATCGCTCGATGAGCCGCTGACGCCGGCCAACTCTTCGGC